TTCTCGACGACAGCCAACTGCACAAGCTGCTCCAGGCGTTGATCATCGACGCCAAGCGCCGCTCTTCAAAAACAGGACGGTACCCCAATGACCTCGCATAAGGTAGACAACCTAGATCTAGGCTTCGGCATCCCCGCCGATGCCCTGGACTACCTCGACCCCGAGATCCTAAAGAAGTGGCCACAAGGGCTAAGCGATATGCTCACGGTGGTCGAGAACGCCCATGTTCGCGCCGGTGATGATCCCAAGGTAGCCCGTAGCCGTGCTTTTGCCGCCGTGCGTGCTATCAGCTCGTTTGCCGGTGGCCGCAGCCTCTACGTACCCCAAGGCCGACAGTTAGATCGCGCCCTGCGAGACCGGGAAATTTGGGAGCGCCACAGCGGCGACAACATCCCGCAGTTAGTCGAAGACTACGACCTAACGGAAGCACAGATCTATAGCATTCTCGGCGAGCAGCGCAAGCTGGCCCGCGCCCGGATGCAATCCGACCTTTTCGGCGACAGCGCAAACGGCTAAGCTAGCCTCAACTAAGTTAGGAGTCATCATGGAACCGTTAAACCAACAGCAGCTCAACCAAAGCCAAGCCATCCGCCGGGTTCTGCTGACTCACCTTTACCAGCAGCGCCGATCCACTCCTAAAGACCCTTTTGTGTGGCGGCGTGACTTGGAAAACACGGCGGGTGCGCCAGTGGAATTCGAGCTGGGCTACCTGTTAGAGCGTGGTGATATTAAGCAAGATGGCATCAAATACCGCATCACTGCCCAGGGCATTGATCGCGTAGAAAACGACAATTAGGAGCACACCATGAAAGCACTCGCAGGGATCACGATTATCAGCGCCGTACTGCTGGCGGGCTGTGAATCTGGGGATATTAAAATGGCAAAAGAGACAGTTGCCAGTGAACTTCGCGATCCTGACTCGGCACAGTTTCGCAACATCATCGAATCAAAAGAAAACGAGTGGGGTGTAGTGACTGTATGCGGTGAAGTAAATGGAAAAAATGCCTATGGGGGTTACGTAGGTTACCAGCGTTTCGTAAATAGCCCTCCTTCAAATCGAGTATATATGGAAAAATCATGGTTAACTTTTGATGATCTTTGGGACAGTAGCTGCATCGATTCATAGTTGCCAAACGCTCTGCAATCGCATTGAATAGACAACTGAGCACCCGAACGACCTGATCGTCAGAGCACCCAACAAACCCGCCCCGGCGGGTTGTTTGCTTTCTAGCCTTCCAAAACTCCTAAACCGCTTGATTCCCGTCCCCTAGCCAAACCCCTCTAGCCTAAACCTCACTGCACTGTGCTTACCGCTCACACCGCACGCAATGAGGCTACCCCGTGAACCTACCATCACTTTTCCAGAAGCTGCTCAACAAACTCCACATTGGCCCCAAACTACTCGACAAACTGCGCATTGGCCCGTGGCTGATCCTTGCGCTCATTACTACTGTTGGCGTGGGCTTCTTATACCCGCACCAGCTCGGCGTGTTGCTCTGGTCGCTAACAAAGCTCTGCTGGGGTGCCTACCTCGGCTATTGGATCGACCGCTCCATCTTCCCCTACGCCCGCCCCGGCAATCTCCTCGGGCTACCCGCGAGTTCCCTGGGGCTGTTCATGCTCCGCCGCGCCATCATCATCGCCGCCGCGCTCTTAGCGCTTGGCTTGGGGGTCTGACATGGGCGCCGATACCGCCGCTGAGCTGCTCGCAGAGGGCAAGCGCCTTGTCGCTGAGATCGACTCACTCCCCGCTGGCCCTAAGCGTTTAGCCGCCTACCTGCGCCTGCAAGATGTTGTTGAGCGTGCCGAGCAAGCGCTCCAGGAGGAACGGTCATGATGAACGATCTCAAAGCTTACCTACGCGCCAACGGCATCTGGATCGCCATGAGCCTGGTGCTTGCTTCAATGCTAGTGCTGGAATCCTGCCAGCCTGCCCACGCCCAGATCCCAAGCGCCGCAAACAGCTACCAGCGCGAGCTAACCCGCATCGTGCAACAAGAGTGGGGCATGACGGGCCGCGTGGCCGTACACGCTGCCCAGATCCACCAGGAGAGTGGCTGGCGTTCCAACGTCAATAGCCCGGTAGGTGCCCAAGGGCTTAGCCAGTTTATGCCCAGCACCAGTAAGTGGATTTCGGAGATCTACCCCGACCTAGGCCGCGCCGCGCCGTACTCGCCCACCTGGGCCATGCGCGCCCAGGCGCGCTACAACAAATGGCACTGGCAGCGGCTAGCCACTGCCGCTGACGAATGCCAACGCTGGGCCATGGCACTAAGCGCCTACAACGGCGGGCTGGGCTGGGTACAGCGAGACCAACGCTTAGCACGTGCTGCCGGGGATAACCCCGGCGTTTGGTTTGGCAGCGTTGAGAAGTACACCGCCCGCGCAGGGTGGGCCCTGCGGGAAAACCGCCACTACGTGCGCCACATTCTGCTAACACTCACCCCGCGCTATGCGGGTGCTGGCTGGCAAGGAGGTGCGCCATGCTCCAGCGTGTAATCACCATCTTGTTTGTCGCAGCCGCCATCGGTTTTGCCTGGAAAGCATGGCAAGTAAACGACCTGGCCAATGAGCTTGCCCTTAAGCGTTCATCGTTGCAGCAGATGACCGATAAGCGCGACGAATGGCAGCGTGAAGCGACTCAGGCAACCAACCAGCTAGACGAAGCCAAGCGCCGTCGTCGCCTCGCCGAAGCCGACATTAAAGCGCTTCAAGAAGAACTCGCCGAGCAGGCTGAAGACTACCAAGCGCTACGCCAGCGCATCCAACGCTCACCGCCCAGCGATGACGGCCCCGTGGCCCCGGTGCTGCGCTCAACGCTGGAGGCGCTCCCATGACCCTAAGAACCATCGTGATCGTAGGCGTTGGGGCAGCGCTGGCCGCCTGCGGCAGCACACCGCCAGAACCACCGCCGCCGCCACCCTCTATCAACGTTTACAGCTGCGCCACGCCAGCGGGCATGACAGAGCGCGAAGACTCGCCACTGGTTCCTGTAGGCGACTACACACAGAAAGACGTGGCGCTATACATCACGGCGCTCCACCAGTGGGGCACGCGAGGCTGGCTCAAAGTGGCACGCGCCCGTGAACACGCCGATAAGTGCGTGGCCGGTACCGAAGAAGAAGACGAAGACTGAGGGGAACATGGAAATTACAAACTTATGGGATGCCCGCTTTCTTTTCGAACTGCTAAAGAACGGCTTCCTGCTCGCTGGGGGGATTTACGTGTGGTGGACAACACGCAATCGCGCCACAAGCACCGCCATCCGCGATGTGCATATCCGGTTAGATGAGGTAGATCGCCACGTGTCACGTCTGGAACAAACACTGGAAAATCGCCCAGGGTTCAGCGAGATCGACAAGCTTCGCGGAGAGATGGCAGGCATGAACCGTTCAGTGGGTGAGCTGGCCATGCAGGTGCAGGCCAGTAATGCACTACTCAACCGCTTGCATGAATACCTGCTGACGGAAAAGGGGAACCGATAAATGAGCTACCAAGACTTTGAAACCGAAGGCCGTCGCCTGGGTATCCTGCGGATTCTCTCGCGCCGCAATCAGTTCACCACGAATGAGTACTCGCTCAATGACGAGCTGAAAGGCTCTTACGCGCATCACATCAGCCGGGATAAGTTGCACGGTGATCTTGCATGGCTTGAAGAGCAAGGCCTAGTGATTACCCAGCAGCCGCGTGTGGGCTGGGTGGCCACCTTAACCTCGCGCGGTGCAGATTGTGCCGAAGGCCTCGCTAACGTGCCAGGCGTCGCCAAACCACGCCCAGGGGTTTGATCATGCCGCCTCGCAATAAGGTGTTTGACCTGCCCCAAGAGGTTCGTGAGCAGCTAAACGAGAAGCTGGTGAACAGTGGATTTCAGGGTTATGAAGCCTTAGCTGGGTGGCTAAGTGAGCGCGGCTATAACGTTTCCAAAAGCTCTGTGCATCGCTATGGCCAGGATCTCCAAGAGGAGTTCGAAGAGGCCATGGGCGACGTGCGTAAAACCACCGAGCTAGCCCGCGCCATGGCGAGCGAAGGCGAAGACGAAAGCGGCCACTTGATCGACGCCACCGCCCGGATCGTGCAAGACCAGCTGCTGCGTATCTCCATTGCGATGCGTAAAGCCGAGCATGAGCCCGACGTTGCGGCTAAGCACCTTTCCAGCGTGACCAAAGCCCTGGCTGATATTGGCCGTGTTTCGCTTAGCCAGAAAAAGTGGGCCAAAGAGCTGCGGGTGGAAGTGGCTAAAGAAGCCGCTGAGAAGGCCGAAACCGCAGGCCGTGCCCAAGGGCTTTCCAATGCAGGCGTTGCGGCACTTCGGGCAGCGATCCTAGAGGGTATGTCGTGAGTGCAGCTATCGATCAAAGCGTGCTACTGCCCTACCAGCAGCGCTGGGTAAACGACAACTCGCCCGTCAAGGTGATTGAGAAGTCACGGCGTATCGGCCTTTCCTACGGTGAGGCAGCGGACGATGTGCTCTACGCGGCATCCAGTGCAGGCGCAAACGTCTACTACATCTCCTACAACAAAGAGATGACCCAAGGCTTTATTCAGGATTGCGCCGGTTGGGCCAAAGCCTATCAGGCCGCTGCCAGTCAGATCGAAGAGTCGGTGATTGAAGCTGAAGACAAGCAGATCCTCAGCTACACCATCAAGTTCGACAGCGGCCACCAGATCCAGGCCTTTACCTCAAACCCCCGCAACCTGCGCAGTAAAGGCCGACCCGGTGAACGCCTGGTGATTGACGAAGCCGCCTTCGTGGATGACATCGAAGAGCTGCTGAAAGCCGCCATGGCCATGACCATCTGGGGCGGCCAGATTCGTATCATCAGCACCCACAACGGTGAAGAAAACCCGTTCAATGAGCTGGTCAATGACATACGCGCTGGAAAGTACGACTACAGCTTGCACCGTGTCGACCTGGACGATGCCCTGGCCGACGGCTTCTACAAGCGTATCTGTAAAGTCACAGGGATAACGTGGACACGCGAAGGCGAAGCGCAATGGCGTCAGCAGCTCATCAACCGCTACAAGCCTAACGAAGACGAAGAGCTATTTTGCATTCCCGCCCAGGGCGGCGGTAGCTACCTAACGCGGGTAATGATTGAGGCGTGTATGGCACCAGCCCCCGTGCTGCGCTTTAACGGCACACGGGAATTCAACGCCATGCCAGAGCCCTTGCGCGCCGCTGAAATGACCGACTGGATCAACGACAACCTCAAGCCGGTGCTTGCCACGCTGAACCCACGCCGTCAGCACGCCATGGGCCAAGACTTTGCCCGCAGCGGAGACCTTTCCGTTATAGCGCCTATGGAGATCGGCGACACCTTACACCGCACCGTGCCATTTCTAATGGAAATGCACAACGTGCCGTTTAAGCAGCAGGAACAAGTTCTGTTTGCCATCGGTGACGCACTGCCACGCCTATGCGGTGTGGCCATCGACAGCCGAGGTAACGGCTCCTATATGGGCGAGGCAGCCACAGATAAATGGGGCTCAATCGTTGACCAGGTAATGGCGACCGAAAACTGGTATCGCGAACGCATGCCCCGCTATAAGGCCCGCTTTGAAGATGGCTCTATAACTATCCCCAAGGATGATGGCCTGGTAGACGATCACCGCGCCTTCAAGTTGGTGCGTGGTGTCGCTCGCCTGCCGGAAGGCAAAACCAGCGGCGAACGTCATGGCGATGGCGCAATGGCCTGTGTGCTGGCTGACCATGCCGCCGAGATGGAAGCCGTTGAGATCGACTTCACCCCCGCGCCTCTGCCTGGTGTCCCCAACCAGGACAACGACAGCGACGACATTGAAACCACCAGCTTTGGAATAGGAGGCGGCGCATGGTAAGCCCTAAAGCAATCATCAAGCGGTTATTCGGCAGCGACAGCAGCCAGGCGCTAGAGGAAGAACAAACCCAGGATGCCCGCATTGGCCAGCTAAAGCGCGAGTTCGCCGAGCACCCCACCAAGGGGCTAACGCCTGCGCGCCTCTACCAGATCCTGGAAGCTGCCGAGCAAGGCGACCTGAAAGCGCAGTCTGAACTCTTTGACGATATGGAGGAGAAAGACGCCCAGATCGGTGCCGACCTGGGCAAACGTCGCCAGCTAGCCGCAGAGCTGGAGTGGCAGATCGTCCCTCCAGACGGTGCCAGCGCTCAGGAAAAGAAAGCCGCCGAGCAAGCGGCGGAAGTGTTCAGCGGCATTGAGGTTGAAGACCTTATTCTTGATCTCGGTACCGGCATCGGCCACGGCTGGGCCAACCTGGAGCTGCCGTGGCAACGCGACGGTGCACTGCGCTATATCGAACAGCCCACGCTGCGGCCCCATTCATGGTTCCGTTTACATCCAGATGACCAGAACTGCATCACGTTACGTGACATGAGCGCCACCGGTGCGGAGCTGTGGCCTTTGGGGTGGGTGCAACACCGCCACCGCGCAAAGTCGGGCTACGTGGCACGCATGGGCCTGCATCGCATGTTGGCTTGGCCCTACCTGTTCCAGAACTACGCCCTGGGCGACCTGGCGCAGTTGCTGGAGATCTACGGCTTACCGGCCCGTATCGGTAAGTACCCGAAGAACGCCACTGAGCGTGAGAAAGCGACACTCTTGCGCGCTGTGGTTACGCTTGGCCAGAACGCTGCTGGCATTATCCCCGAAGGCATGGCCATCGACTTCACAGAGGCGGCAGGTAAAGGCAGTTCTGCCGATATCTACAAAACCATGATGGATTGGTGCGAGCGCGCCAAAGCCAAGGCGATTCTAGGCGGCACACTCACCAGCGGCACTGGCGAAGGCACCAACACTAACGCCCTTGGCAACGTTCACGAGCGCGGGCAAACCAGCCTGATACGCAGCGATGTGCGCCAGTACGCAGGCAGCATTCGCAAGAGCATCCTGTGGCCTATGGCCGCGCTGAATTTTGGTATCGATAAGCCTCAACGTGCTCCGCGCTTCTACCTCGACACGGGAGAAACCGAAGATCTCGAACGCCTATCGAAGTCGCTACCAACGTTCGTGGATATGGGCGCCAAAATCCCGCTGTGGTGGCTTTATGAGAAAAGCGGCATCCCCAAAGCCGCCGAAGGCGAAGACGTCTTGATGCCAAAAGCAGCGCAAAATGCCTTTGGTGCGCTACGCCTGCCCGCATCAAAACCACCGCTAGCAGCACTCCGCCAGGCGCCTACACAGCCCGGCCAGCCGAGCTACTACCGCGACGCCACCCTCGACCAGCTCGACGACCAGGCGCAGCCGATCGTTGATAGCTGGGTGGCGCAGGTGCAACAGCTCGCCAAGCAAGCGGAAAGCCTAGAGCAGCTGCAAGAGATGATCGCCACGGCATTCGATGACCTGGATGAATCGGAGCTTGCTGATGTGATGGCCACCGCGTTTGAGGCCGCTGATTTGGCAGGCCGTGCAACGGTCGATGAGGAAACCGGCAATGCCGATTAGCGCCGAGTTCAACCGCCCGTTCCCAGAGCAAACCGAGTTTTTCAGGCGCAAGCTGAACTTGCCCACGACCCGATCAGGCCAGATCACCCGCGACCAAAACGACGCTGCGTTCGTGGTAGCGGGTGCCACTAAGGCGGATCTGCTCGCGGATCTTCGCGGCGCAGTAGACGACGCGATCAGCAACGGCCAAAGCCTGGGCGAGTTCCGCAAGCAGTTTGAAGAGATCGTTGCCCGGCGTGGTTGGACTGGCTGGACAGGCGAAGGCAGCAAGGCGGGCCGCGCCTGGCGCACCCGTCTTATCTATAAGACGAATTTAGATACCAGTTACGCCGCTGGCCGTTGGCAGCAGATGACCGACCCAGATGTGGTGCGCTTGCGGCCCTACTGGCGTTACGTACATAACACGGTCGAGAACCCACGCCAGCAGCACAAACGCTGGCACAACCTGGTGCTGCGTCACGATCACCCGTGGTGGCAAACCCATTTCGCGCCCAACGGCTTCGGCTGCAACTGCGGTGTCGAGACGTTAAACGAACGCGGCTTAAAGCGCCTGGGCAAAGACGGCCCAGATGCAGCTCCGAATGATGGCACTTATGAGCACGTGGATAACACCACTGGCGAAGTCGTCACAGTGCCCACTGGAATACAGCCGGGCTGGGACTACGCCCCAGGGCAAACCGCGACCGAGCGTGCGATCGCTGCCAGGTTAAACCGGTTGGATAGCGTCGAGGCCACCATTGCCCGGCAACATGTTACCGATCTGGTAGAAGCACCGTTATTCAACCGCTTTTGGAATGGCGAAGTACGCGGTGAGTATCCGGTAGCTGTAGTGCCACCAGTAGAACGCCAGGTGTTAGGGGCTGAGTCGCCTGTGGTGCTGCTCTCTCAAGAAAGCCTAACCGCGCACAAGGTCAGCCACCCCGAAGTGGGGCTGGAAGATTATCGGCGCATACAGCAGATATTAGATAGCGGCGAGGTTTACCAACGCGAAGGCGAGCCGGGTCGTATGGTCTATTTAAGTTTGGGGGAAAGGCTGTATCGAGCAGCGTTAAAGCGCACAGCGGATGGCAAGAAGAATTACTTTCTTACGCTGTTTGTGGTCACAGATGAAACGGCGGAGCGAAACGTCAGAGCCAAGATGCAGCGGCTTCGTTAAGGCAGGGGTCTTGAAAAGAGTAAGCGCAAGGCTGGTTCGTCATCCCCAGATACCTCATCTGCTTTCGCAGGGTACACCAGACGAATATTGGCCTCATGCGCTTAACGAACAGTATAGGAGAGTTTGATGGGTACCATCAACGTTAGTTCAGAGGCCGTCGAACGCGCCATTCAAGATCTGATCAATAAAGGCGTAGATCTCACCGCGCCGATGAAATCGATCGGTGAAGAGATGATCAACCGCACCCAGCAGCGGTTCAGAGACAAAGAGGCACCAGACGGCACGCCCTGGGCAGACAACTCCCCAGTCACTGAAAAGCGCAAAGGCCATGGGCGTGTGCTCGAAGGCGAAAGCAACGAACTGGCCAAACAGTTCAGCTATTCCGCTGCTAGCAACAGCGTCGAATGGGGTAGCTTGATGGTCTACGCCGCCATGATGAACTGGGGTGGTACTAAAGCGGAGTTTCCCCACCTGTGGGGTGACATCCCAGGACGGGAATTTATCGGGCTGAACGATGACGACGAAGACGAGGTGTTGGCCATCCTCGCCGACCATCTGAGTCTCTAACGCCGCCTCGCAACGTGGCTCTGTAAGCGCCGCTAAGGCGCTACCCGCTACGTTGGCCTGGCTTTTCACCGTAAGGCGCGTTAGACCCGCGTTAGATTTGCGAGGATTAATAGTTTGGACTTGGTGGATGTGTATATTCCATGATCACAGGGAGCAGAGCCGACTATATCAACGAAGGTGGGATGTATGATTCTGTATAAGTACGTAACTTATAAGACTGGCATGATAATTCTGGAGAACAATACGATAGCGTTTAGTAGACCAGAATATTTCAATGATCCGTTCGAAAGTGAAGCAGCCTGCTCATTTTTTCCGGCTAGCGAAAAAACCAGCTTGAGCGTTCATAAAATGGTTCAGCATACTGCTAAGCAGCACTTAAGAAATTGTTATGGAGTTCTTTCGCTTACCCGCCAGCCACTCAACCCGCTCATGTGGTCACATTACGCTGAAGAACACTCAGGTATGGTAATAGGGATAGATGTTTCAGATCAAAGCTTCACCAGTGAAGATGCGAACACCATACCAGTACAATATGGGAATGTTATTTATACACATACCAAACCCTCTAATATTTTTTTAGAAAGCCTTACAGAGCGGGTGGATATAACTCACGCTTACAGTTTTGATCGGCAGAATATCGAATCTTATCAAAGAGCCTTTCTATACAAAGCCTCATGCTGGTCCTATGAAGAAGAGGTCAGGGTTGTCAAAGCGATTACATGGCTCAGAGAAGATGAAGAATTCAAAGAGCTAAAAAGTGGATATTTTAAAATTGAGAAAATCCATAAAAAAGGAAAATCCCTTTCTATGCCTCTTTTCTCACTGCCAGAAGGAATAATTAGAGAGGTATATCTCGGGCTCAGGTCAGGCATTAGTGATGCGGAATTTGCGCTTACAAAAGTAGATGAAATTCGATCATTAAAACCCGAAATAAAAATTTTGGGATGTAAAATCAGTGACAACACGTGGTCATTAGATAGCTTTGATCTAGAGGAAGAAGCACAAAGACAATTAAGGGAATTAAGAGATGAGTAATATTTTTCCTAAAGCGCTTTAAATCCACGCCCTGCCCTAAGCCCCCGATCATGGGGGCATGACTACACACAGCCTTCACTCCAAGCCCCGCGTTGCTGTTTGCGCCCTCAGCGTGCAAACCACAAGCGACAAAACGCGCCTGATGCCTGCTGGCACCTTTCACGCACCGCGTGGGGCTGCTGAAGGTTCTGGCCCGTGGAGCCTCTCTGCCGAAGCTGCTCAAGCCATCATCCGCTTGGCAGCTGCGCGCAGTACCGACATTGCCATCGACTACGAACACCAAACCCTTTACGCCGAAAAGAACGGCAAGCCCGCGCCTGCTTCCGGCTGGCTTGACCCACGCTCGCTTGAATGGCGTGAAGACGGCCTGTACGGCGCCATTACCTGGACAGCCGCTGCCAGCGCCGCGATCGACGCCAATGAATACCGCTACCTCTCCCCCGTATTCCCCTACGACGCCAACGGTGTGCCGTTAGACCTGCTGCACCTGGCGTTAACCAACACCCCCGCCATTGATGAGGGCGCGGCGCAGCTTGCCGCTGCTCGGATGGCGATTACCCACGACGTCAAAGATGACGCCCAGGAGATCGACACCGTGAAACGTGAGCAACTGATTCAAACCCTAGGCTTAGCCGCTTCAGCCACCGATGAGCAGATCGACACCGCGATCGCTGCGCTGAAAGCCGCTAAAGCCGATGCCGACGCGTTCCGCACTGAACTAGGTGCCAAAGACGACGCGAAGCCAGCGGAAGCTGTCGCGGCATTGAAAGCCACCAGCGCTACCGCTCCAGACATGACCCAGTTCGTGCCCGTGGCCGTGTACCAGGAGACCACCCAGCAGCTAGCGGCCTTGAAAGAAAATAGCAATACCGCTGAGCTTGAAGCCCTGATCACCGAAGGCCTGAACGATGGCCGAATCGCGGGGAAAGCGACCGCCGATTGGCTGCGCACCCAAGGCATTGCCGCCTGCAAGGCGCATGTGGCAGGCGCCCCCAGCATCGCCGCACTGAAAACCACCCAGACCCAAGGCAAAGCGCCGGAAGGTAGCGAGGTGAAGGGCGACGACAAGCTGACCGAAACAGAACTAGCGGTGTGTAAAGGCATGGGCATCTCGCCGGAAGCGTACCGCAAGGCGAATCCCGTACCCGCTGCATAAAGGCGCACTAACCCAACAGGCAAGAGGATCACACCGTGACCGCTGCAACCAAAAACCGAAACACACCGCATCGCTTTGGGCTGTCTCGCGGCCTACCCGTCGCCGCCGATACGGTGTGCTTCGCGGGCACCATCGCCGTCATCAATGCGACCGGCTTTTTAGAGCCTGGTACTACGGCCACAGGACTGACCGCTGCCGGTGTGTTCGAGCGCTACCAGGACAACAAGGAAGGCGCTGACGGCGACCAGGTCGTGGAAGTGAAGCGCGGCAATTTCCACTTCGCGAACTCCGCAGGTGCCGATGAGATCACCGCCGCCGACGTGGGCAAGGTTTGCTACATCGTCGATAACCAGACGGTCGCCAAAACCGACGGCACCGCTACACGCTCCCCCGCTGGCATTGTCGACGACGTCGACGGTGGTGGCGTGTGGGTCAACATCGATCCCACTAACGGCGTTGCCGCTAGCGCGTAATTGAGGACACTCAAATGGATTTAACGAACGCAAACCTTCAGGTGCTCTTTCGCGGGTACAACGCCACCTTCCAGCAAGGCTGGGACTCAGTAGGCGACACCGGCAGCATGCACGAGCTGTTCTGCACTGTCGTTAACAGCACTACCGCTGTTGAAGTTTACCCGTGGCTAAAAGAGCTGCCGCGCATGCGGGAATGGTTGGGTGACCGTGTCATTCACGGGCTGGAAGGCGCTGACTTCTCAATCAAGAACCTGAAGTTTGAGTTAACCGCAGGCGTGCCCCGCGACAAAGTAGAAGACGACACGTACGGGATATATAACCCGATTTACAAAGAGTTTGGTCGTCAGAGTCGCGAGCATCCCAATGAACTCGCTGTAAAGGTTCTTGAGACAAACCCTGTCTGCTACGACGGTCAGTCACTGTTTGATACCGATCACCCCGTGCTGGATGAAAAAGGCAATGAGGTGTCGGCCTCCAATGACATGGGCGGCGAAGGCCCCGCCTGGTATGTAATGGATCTGACTCGCGCTATTAAGCCGATGATTTTCCAAAAGCGCAAAGACTACAGCTTCCGCGCCATTACCAATCTAAATGACGCGCAGGTGTTCTTAACCGATCAATTCATGATGGGTGTAGATGCCCGCGTGAATGCTGGCGCAGGCCTGTGGCAATTGGTTGTTCGGTCAAAGCAACCGCTCAACGCTGAGAACTACGAGTTAGCGCGTAAGCGTCTCCAAGACCTCAAAGGCGACCATGGCAAACAATTGGCGCTACGCCACAGCCACACCATGGTGCCCAGCAATCTTGAAGGCCCCGCCTTACGTGTACTCAACAACGCCATGAACGCAGCTGGCGCTACAAACGAGTGGCAAGGCACTTCGCAGCTAATCATGAACCCCTGGTTAACCGGCGCTTAAAGGCTAGTTAAACCACGATGATTCGCAGTGCCTGCTTAGGCGGGCACTGCGCAACGGAGAGCACCACCATGGCAACACGTAAAACCACCGCGACCAAGGCAAAGCAGGAAGCCCCGGCAAAAGCAGAAGCGACCGAGCCGAAAGCCGAACCGGTACCGGAAACGCCAGCCGATGCAGTAGCGCCCAACGCCGAGCAGGAAGCCCAGTCGGACGCAAAGGCGACCGAGCCAACGCCTGAGACTGAGAAGGTGACGGAAACACCCACACCCGCCGATGCCGTAGCACCGGACGCTGAGCAGATCTCGACAGATAACAAGCCTACCGAGATCCAGGGCGAAACCATCACAGGCGATGGCACCGGTAACGCGCTGCCGCCGATGGAGGAAACGCCAGGCGTTTTCGTGCGCACCAAGCGCCGCATCAAAAGCCGCCGCCGCGCAGGCTTCCGCTTCAATCGGGAAGGCACCGGCATCGCGCTAGAACTGCTCAGCGAAGAGCAGCTGACGCAACTGCGCGATGACCCAGCTTTGGAGGTAGAAGACTGCACCTTCCCGCTGGCTGAAGCGACCAGCGAGCCGGAGTCCTAACCCATGCCCTACTGCACCCAGGCCGACCTGGTCGAGCGCTTCGGGGAAAACGAGATACTCGCGTTAGCCCGAGATGAAACCGGCATGACCATCGACACCGCCGTGGTGGAACGCGCCTGCGATGACGCAAGCGGCGAGATAGATGGCTACGTGAGTGCAGCGGGCTACAACGTGCCGCTGTCACCTGTGCCGAAGATCGTGATTGCTAACGCCTGCGACATCGCCCGGTACCGTCTCTATGACGAACAGGCGAACCCAGTGGCGGAAAAGCGCTACGACGATGCAGTGAAGTTTCTCAAGTCAGTCTCACGCGGCGACGTCAAGCTGGGTATCTCGACCGGCCCTGCATCCAGCAGCGCAGGTAGCGTACAGATGAACTCAGGCCGCCAGGTGTTCACCGGCGGCGGTTACTAAGGAGATGGCCATGAGTGCCAAACAGACCACCAAAGCAGCGGCTAAGCAAGACGCTGATAAAGACGCGCCACCACCACGCCCTCGTGAGGCGGTATCGGTGCGGGTGAAGACCAAATCACCAGGCGTAAAACGCCAAGTGTGCGGCGTCATTTTCGACAACGCCTGGAAGTACCTAACGCTGGATGATCGCGGCAGCGCCTACAAAGCCATTGCCCGCGATCCCGCCATCGTGATGGAGAAGGCAACACCGCCACCGAAGGCAGTGGCCGCTGAAGAGCCAGCGGAAAAAGAGGCCAAGTAATGCTCTCGCTCACGCCGTGGCTTGACCGCCTTAACGCCCTGGAAGGTAACCCCACCGTGCAGCTTGCAGCGGATGTGGAAGCCGCCAAGAGCAACGCGCATCTACCCAACATGATGTTGGTGTTAGGGCGTGAAACCGTC